TCTGTTTCGGCTCATAACCGCCAAGCCTTAATCTACTTTTTATATAGCCAAGCTGATAGGCAGATAACTGTCCTGCCTCATCAACACCTGCAAAATGTATTTCTGCACCCTGAATACGATCACAGTCTGAATCTCGCTCCAGATACTGAAACTGTATATAAGAGCCATTATAGAACTCAAATCTTTTCCTAGATTCAGAGAAGTTACCTAGTTCTTGAGGCATCTCCTTCTTGATCTGCTGTATATGGTTACTCTCTAACTCAGGCAATGACCTTCTAAAGATATATGCCTGCAAGCCAGGGTTCTCACAGCAAAATGCGATACAATCCCATCTCAGTGCGTGACTTTTACCACCTCCAACAGCACCACCGAATAATATCTGTCTTGCTCTACACTTATGCAATAATGCCTGTTTAGGCTGCGGATCATATTCAAGCTTTATTGTTTTTGCCATTAAGTAGACCCATCATCATCTCTTAATGCAGCAGCAGTTGCAGAAACTGCTACAGGGCCTACAATGCCGTATTTCTCCAATATTTTAATTATTTTATCATCAAAGATTACAAAGTTTGTAGCTTCACTGTCTTTGATACCTGATAACTGACCTGATTTAAATTTTATGCCTTTGATGTCAGATTTTAAAAGTTCTTCAGTAACTAATTTATAATCATCTTTATTTTTTTGTATTTGCTGTACTAATTCTCTGCTAGGATTATCGCCAAATATCTTAGCTGCCGCACCTTCAACAACATATCCATAAATACGTTCACCTGTTGGATTTGTTACTCTATCAAGTTCATTAGCTAATGACTCATTAGCTAATTTGCCTAGTTCACTGTTTTTAAAGTTTTTATAAAAATCCTGTACATTTTTAGGTTGCTCACTTAATGGCTTATCATAATCAAGTAATTCATCTATTTTTGGCTCTAAACCAACTTTATAGGTTTTGCCTTTATTTACTGTAAAACCACCTTTAGCTTTTAAATCTCTTAAAATTAATAAATCTTTTTCTGCCAGTTCACTTGCTTCAGTGTTAGGACTGTTTGCAATTATTCTTTCTGCTCTTGCTATAGGTTTATCTATGTCACCATCTGAATCAGCAATAGATGTCCTTATATTTGGATTTTTAATAATAGGTTGCCCATCTATATCCATTGTATAAGGATCAAAAATCTTTCCATCTTTAGTTTTAAAAGATGAGCCTGTTAATTGCCTTTTATAAAAATTCGCTATATCTTCACTGTCAGTAAAGTACAATCCATAACCAAATGCCTGCGCACCTTCACCAGTGCCTATCTTATCCAACCTAAATTCATCAAAGTCTGCACCACTACCATGAAAGGCAATAATACCTGGCTGTGTATCTGTAGGCGGTTCTACTTTGGCTATGCCTGCAACATCACTTGCAACGTCTGTTGTTTTTTTTGAACTTTTCAAAGTGCTTGCTAAAACACCTTCTGGAACAAGACCAGGTATCAAACTTGAACCTGTGTAAGCTGTACCACCCATTGTCAGACCCAAATTAGTTATCTCATCTATGGCCTGTTCACTTAGCCTTCCATCTACAGGAACAAACATAGGATCACCAGAAACGCCTTTTTGTATTGTCTGACCTGCCTGCTGCAACCCTTCCAATATTCCTGCAACCAGTTGAGGGGTTGCAAATTGCAACCTACCTTCAGCAGTTCTTTCAAATGGCAAGAGCATACCAGGCTCAACAGTCATATCCTGATTGTCAGTATCAGAGCCTTTAAAGAAGCCACCCTGCATATCAAATGGTGCAACCATACCTTGTGTTGGTATCTCTACTGGCTGAAAAAAATTCTCTTCTGCAATGCTGTTATCTAAAGACTCTTTGCCTACTGGTTGCATTAACATCTGTGCAACCATCTGTGGATCAAATTGTGTCATTGCAACCCTTCTTTTATGCAACCTGTTTGGTGGGAGAGGCTTGTCAGGAAACCAATGGTAAATCCTTCTGATAGCAGAGGCCTTTTATTTAAGATCAACTCCCATAACTGTGTTATGCAACCTGTGTAACTAATATTTTGTGTGTGCGTGAGTGTGATATATACACGTTCGCTTACGCACAAGCACCGACCCTGTGGGGCATGACCTGGGGGCTATATGGTGACTATGTGGTGACTAACTTTCTGAAACCTCAGGATTATCAATGGTTACAGAGTCAATGGTCACAGGTTCTGTACTTGTATCCCTCATTATGTTTATCTGTAGGTTCATTGCGCCTAACTTATTGTTTTCATTACCAAATATACTCTTGTGTGTACGTTCAAGCACCCAACTATCAGCTTTCCAATCGCCACGATCTCCTGCTTTTTTAATATTTTGCAGCCTAAAACGTGCCGCCTCGCTTTCGGCTTGGCGTACCAACAAAGCAAAATTATCATCAGCACTCACCCATCTATTCAGGCTATCTAACGAAACTCCTGCACATTGAGCCGCTATCATTCTTGGGTTGCCTTCCTTGAGTAACTCTAGGATAGCATCCTTTGTCTCTGGAGTATCCTTCGCAAATCTCTGCACATGGTTACGTTTTGTCATTAAGGTTGCACTGTCTTTGGTTGCAATCTTTATTTCACCTTTTGCAACCTTTGCATTATGCTTGGCTACTTCTACAGCTTTCTGAGATCGTATCCATCCAAGCTTCCTTGCTCTCTTCTCAATAGCCTGTCTGCTTATATCAAAGTCTTTTGATACAACATAAGGCTTCTCACCTGATCGTATTCTATTCTCTATTTCTAACCAGTTGATACCTGGTTTCAGTTGTCCATTTCTCATAATAAAAAAAAGTAGCCTAGCGGAGAATGACGAATAATCTACTAGGCTACCACAGTAATTTTAACTTCTCTTGAGGATTAATGAAATATTAAAAAAAATTTATTTCTATCTTAATTAATTATGTGTCTAATTCTGGGCTTTTTGTCTAATAAAAAAACCTAACATATATGTTGTAATTTATGCTGCAATCTTACCAAAGCTAGAGTGTGCTTGGCTTTCGCAGTATCTTTATTACATGAAAAAAATGTAGATATCTTCCTCCAGGATAGTTTTGAACCTCTTAACCACACAATTTTCCTGTCCTCTTCTGGCATATCCAACACCCATAACAGTGCTTCATCACAGCGATCTATCATTTGATTTGTAGGCTTAATACTCACTGTGGTCTGATTATAGCCGTAAGCAAGGTTTGCATCATTGGCATATTCAGGCCAGAAAGACAGTTTCTGTTTACGCAGTGGAGATGGAAAGCTGTGACATACCATCACCATTTCTTCTAATCTGTCATATAATTCATCAAGCCCCATTGAACCACCTTATCTGATCTCTGTGTATCTGATTTGTTTTAATCATTGCTACAACCTGCATAGCCTTGTCACTGTCTCGGTTAATCTTATCCTGAAATGCAGGCCCTGCTGTTAATACATCTTCAACCTTTAACTGGTATGTAACATTTCCATAACTCTGTACAGGCTCGCTAACGACATCGACAGCCTGTATCATCTTTGTAAGGTAAGGCACAACTCTGTCAGCTTGTGTAATTGTGTCAGGCAATTTAAAGACGACATCCTTTAAAAGCTTTTCCTTTTCTTTAACAACAGTAACATTCTTGAAAGAAGAGAGAAGCATTGCAACTATACCTCTGGCTCTCTTATCAGGTACATCATGATTAATGAGCCGAGAAGCAGCAATATCGAATATTGATGGTTCTACGGCATTTGTTACTTCTTTACTTTGTACTTTCTTTACTTTGTAAGTTTCACTGATATCCATTTGTGGTAAATCCATTTGTGGTAAACAGTGAAATGGTTGATCATAAACGTGGTAAACGATTTGCGTGTACTTACCCTGATCCCTGATGACATCTTTCTTGACGTATCCATATTGAATAAGCTGCTTGATAATCTGATAGACTTTATTGATGCCATAGCCAAATCTGTTTGCAATATTCTGTGCATTGACCTTCCAATCAGCAGGCTTTGATAATAAGTAAACAAGCACTGCAAGACCATCTCCAGATAACTTCTCATCATTGATCAGCTTGTTAGGCAAGGTAGAATAGTTCTCCTGCAAGGTAGATTTATTGATAAATGTCTCAGTCATCTTTATCCTTTAGTGTAGATATCACCAGACCACAGGCCCAACACTTCCTGACCTCTTCATTCTTGTTATCAAGCAATTCAACCAGGCACTTAGGGCATTTATTATTATCGAGCCTTACCTGTATCTCATCTCTCTCCTTAGCCATTATGCACCTCTAGTATTGCCCTTCCCAGTACAGCAGGTATCTGTGGTACAACTGCATTTCCTAGTCCTTTAAGTCTGTCC